CTCCTATAAACTTTGCAATGTTGCTTTCTACTTCAAACTTTGTCCTTTCAAATGCCGGGGCCATAAAAGGCTTAGGCTGTGTCCGTGTGTTATCGCGGTTAGTCTTTCCGTACTCAATCAAATGCCCGTGATAGCCACGATATGACCCGCCACGCCTTGGGCCTACTTCCACCTGACCAATATTCCCCCCACGTTTAATTCCGGCTTTGATAATACCTATTGAGTCTGCCAGATTCCCGGTCTTTCCAACCGGGGCCAGGTAATGAGCCGCGGCAACCAAAGGAAAGGCCGCATCCGCGTGCGCTTGAGATAAAACCTTGTCAGACAATTGCAAAGGCAATCCCCTCAACACTTGGTCTATCTCTTTTGCTCCAGTTACGCTAATCTTTACGCTCATGTCCAATAAACATTATCTAAAAAGTTGGCCGTTATTTCTGTGAAGCGTTCCCGGCCTTTGTTCGCTTCATTTATCCCAATTATCTCGTATACTTGAGAATCATCATTTACAATTCTCATGGCTACCGTTAAATCGGTTCTATATCTTACCGTCCATGTAACCGTCTGACTAAATACCACCCGGTCACTCTGAACTAATGTGTTTCCTCTCGTTTCGGACTTCATCGCCCACACTTTGGACAAATTATCCAACTCTTCCCATCCTGTAATCTTATCCTCTCCGCTCGTTCCCTGTGAAAGGATGGGTTTTATTATCGTTATCCGTCTGTCAAGTCTGCCAATCATTAATATATCATTGACTGTTCTAAAACATACGGTGCAATCAATTCATGAACACCAAAAGGAAGCTCATACATTATACTTCCTACCTGTTCTCTGTTCTCGTACAAATGCCCTATGATTAAATACATGGCATGCCGCAAAGCTTTTGGAACATAAGACGAACTAGCCCCATAACCCGCCACATAAATAACCTCTACCGCGTTTGGCATCTCATAACTAGATGGCCAACTATCTTTAACTACTATCTTGGGTAATCCGCTGCTAGAATCAACCCAATAAAGCGAAGCGCTCATAGTCTGTTGCACTTCGTCCTCATCGTAATACTTCACAGTGGTAACTGAACTAATCGGGCCATAAGGCAGCATAATAGCCCCCCAGTCTTCCGCATATCCGCGCCCGTAGTTACGTGGAAAGTAATCCATCTTCATGGTGCGCGATTGAGTTATCAAACTCCGGTTTATTTTCTGTTCTACCGTTTCCCGCGCTGCCTGTATCAATATGTCAATGAGCAAATCATCGTCATTGTGGTCTACCTTCAAATGAAGTTTAGCCTCTGCCAATAAAACCGGCTCTACCGTTGGCTCCGTTGTTACTTTGCTATACAGTATGGGCATATTCAATCACCGTTTTATTTTTTCTCTTCATCAGTGCGCACAGTGCCGACTGCTCCTCCTGACTTAGTCCTTCCATTGCCTTCTCAATCGTGTATGGTGTTCCAAGCGCCTCACTAAAAGGCCAGATATTAACATCGCTTTTAATGTCGATGGTTAACGGCTTTTCTGTTTCGACTGTCTTGTATCCCACGCCCACGGTTAGTAAAAAGTAATTTGAACTATTGTCTAAACCTCTGTTAATGTCATCACGCCAAAGTTTTACCCTCGGTTCGCCTAAAATTTCTACCCTTCCAAGTCCCTCAAGTTCCTGTGCCTGTCCCGGTTTGAAAAAACCAACCTTCCCCTGTCCGACTGTTCGCCCTTGGGCCATAATGCCGACCTTAGCCAGGCAATCATAACCAAAGCAATGTTTTTCAATCGTAGCCCTACTGATACACCGGCCCAAACCATACGGAGTATCGCTTTGTAGCCTGCGACACTTACCATCTGCCGAATTAATGATAACTGAGTCCTTAGTGCCGAACATTTCATGCTTTCCAAAATATTCTGAATACTTTTCAATCAGTTCGTCTTTTATCAGGTCATCACTTCCAATCTCTATCAAATAATCCCACTCTAACTTCATGGCCTCGTTTAGGCCGTGATTCTTTTTCTCTCCTAATGGGTCATTCTTATAAAAAGTATACTTGATTCCGTAGCGGTTGCAAAGTGGTATCATTTCCTCTTCGCTTATTACCGCATACGCTTCGATGGGGTATCGGCTGTTGTTACGCAGCCGATTTAACCCCATGAAACATATCTCGGTAATCTCTGGTCGTTTCCAGACCGCTAAGAAAACCAGTAACTTCATTAAGAAATATCCATGTACTTAACTGCAGTCGTATCTTCCAAGAAAGAGTCAGTCCGCATTAAGCCTACGTAAGCCGTTTGGTCGTATTCAGCGTAACGCTCAGACAATACCTTTAAGGTAAAGTCGTTCACGATACGGATGTTGAACTTAGACCAGTCTCCATAAGCGATAATCTTATCACCGGTTGCGCTTGTTGCGCTCATGTCCTGATTGAAGAAGTAAGGCACGCCTAATATTCTGTCAGGGTCACCATCACGGTAAGAAGGAGCCCAAACGCTGCCGGGCTTATCGCTCACCAGTGCAAGTCCTTTGATTTCAGCAAGTATCGCGCTGTTCATTGCCCATGCTTTCTTAGTGCTTGAACGATATGCAGGGTCGATGCTATCCTGGAACTCGGCCAATTCAGCCAGAGTGAAGGTAGAAGTCGAAGAAGTCACTTTACCGCGTGTCTGCAAAAATCCTTTAGGCTGGCTGGAACCAGTTCCTACAGTGTAGTAGTAATTGGCAATCTTACCAACACGGATGGCCAATTTTTTAGCCAAATAGTCGATAAGGTTTACACCGTTATCCTGTGCCAATTCAGAGGATACTTTGATAAGCTTAGAACTCATCTTGTAAGCGCCCATGTTGTAAACACTGAATACCAGGTCAGCGGATGAGCTCGACAAATCGGAGTTTTCACCAATCAACTCACCTGTGTTAGAGGTATCATCGTTGATAGGAAAAGGAACAGTATTCCCGGTTTCGGTTCTGATAATGTTAGCCCATTGAGTCAGGTCAGAAACCTTCTCCATGTATTCAACAATCCGACCGGCAAAGCCTTCGGGTACAGTGTAACCCCCAGCAGTAGTTGTGCCTACAGATTGCGCACGCTTTTCAGCGGATGAATAAGAGCGGATAATTTTGTGCTCATCTTCGGTAAGGTTGTTTTTTCCGCGAAGGAATTTCTCGAAAACCTTTACATCGCGCTGGTCAGCATCAAAAATAGAACGCTCCTCATCAGTCAAAGCGGAATAGCCGCTCTTTTTAGCTTTTGCATAAGCTTCGCGCTTCTCATAGCCAGTGGCGTTCTCTTTGTACTTCTTCTCTACCTTGCTAGCCTCAGACTCATGGGCCACGGCCTCATTTGCTTGAGTAACCAAATCAAGTCTTTCCATTCTTTGATGGAAGTCGATTTGCTCCTGAACTGTTTCCAGTTCTTTATCCCAAGCGGTAAACTTGGTGCGCTCCTCGGTAGTTGCTACCCCAGGATTCTCTTTTCTTTCGCTAACGAGACGATAGGCATCCTTCATCTCGTTTACGATTTTGCCCTTCTTATCGAAAAGCTGTTTCAGTTCTGCTTTCATTCTCGTTAAACGTTTTTGTTAAGTAAAATTTTAAAATTCATCAGGTCTGCCGTAAGTGGCGTTCCTTCCTCTTTTGGCTTGTTAGCCTCGAAAGACCTTGCGCCCACCGTTGCATCGGGATAGGCTGGACTAGTGACGGGTGAACCGTCATAAAGCCGCTTAATTTTTTTGATTGTTCTGATTGATGGCTGGCCGTCTGCGTGCTTCCACTCTTGCTCTGCTACCGTAAAGGCAAAAGAGCTTTGGTGAATAATTCCGTCCTTCACCAACTGGCGCAAGTCGCGCGCGAGTGAAGTGTCTGGAAGTTTTACGGTGTACTTTAATCCTCTGGAGTCCTGTGTGAATGTGGCGTTTACTTTATTCCTACCTAACACCAGATTCATGTCATGGTTGAATAGGATAACCGCATCATCATTAAGAACATCGGAAAAAGCACCCGGAGCAATGCGTTCAGACCATCCACCAAAGTCCACAGAGTCTTTATTAAAAACTGCTGCATAGCCTTCGATAACATTCTCATCTTGCTTGCCGTCTCTGACTTCAAAGCCAACCGGTTCAGTAAAAAAGCGCCTTTCGGCATCTGTATAATTTTTTATGTAGTCTTTCATATTTTAATATCCGTTACCATCGTTTCCAAAAATTCCTTCGATTATCAACTGAGGGTCGATACCATCCTTAACTTGCTTTTCAATTTTCTTTTTGAGCGATTGCCGCGCTGCTGGCGTTGCTTTTATGCCTGCCTGCTGAATGGGAACCGTTGCCCCCTGAATCATTAAATCGTCACCACCCGGTAATGGCTGGTCGTTGTTGTACTTACGTACTTCATTCGGAGTCTTAATTGCGTTTTGAACGTACTTACTAAACATCTCCGCTTTAGTTGCGCTGTCTGCTCTCAGGTACGCATCAAGATTAAACTCTTTGTAATAACCAACCTCGCTCGGTAAAATGTATGTTTTAGCGGTATATTCCGTC